GGGTCATTGCTCCCGCGTGCATCAACGTTGACGGTCATGCCGCCACCGCTACCGCCGCCAAGCGCATGATTGGGGATGATGCGACCGCTCGCGCCCGTCAAAATCTCAGGGCCACGCTCGCCGACAACATACGCCTTGCCAGATGACACGCTGCCACCGTTCGCCTTGAACCCGCCAAAAATGCCGCCGATGATCGACGCGATAGGCCCGCCACCGCCGCCACCAATCGCACCCGTAAGGATTTTGAAAAGCCCGCTCGCCAAAGCTTCAGCCGCCGCCGCCTTCAAGCTATTGACCAGCGCGTCGCCAAGGTTTTGACCATACACCAACGCTTGCGCCAGATTGCTAGACAGACTTTCGCCGAACTTCTCCACACGGTCTAGCGCCTTCTGGTCAATCAACTCGACCGGCTGAATAAGCGAAGCCAAGTCGCCAAGCTCCGTCAACTTGCCAATCGTGTCATTGTAAATCTGGTCATCCGTCTTGAATATGCCAGACACGCCGCCTTCACCCGCGATGCTAGGGCCGAGTTTCTCTAGCCCGTCGATTGCCCCGCGTAGATCAAATACGTCCTTTGTCGCCTGCTTTGCCGCCTTGCTGATTTTGGTGACGGCTTCGACTGGTGACGCGCCAGATGTCGGCGCTACCGGCGAAACATACGGCAAACCAACGTTGCTACCGCCGCGAACCCTACGGCGTTGCGCCGACCTATCCCTGCCATCCTCAAACTCTGCACCGCCCAAGAACCCCGCGACCGCGCCGACGCCAGCACCGAACGGCCCGCCGATAACCGCGCCACCGCCCGCGCCAAACAACGTGCCCGCCAACTTGGGATTGCGGTTTGCCCACGTCGCCAATTCACCCGCTTTGGTTATCAGCGTGCCAAGTCCGTTCGCCAAACTCTCGATTGCCTTGGCATTAGACGCGACCGTGCTAGCGATGTTGACACTCAACGTATTGCTAACCCGCGTGAACGCATCCGCCGCCGCGTCAGCATCTGCAATCTGCTTGGGTGACAGCACCATGCCGAGCCGGTGCGCTTCATCCGCCAATGCGCCAACCGCAGCCGTGCCACCCGACAGCAGCGTATCAAGCTTTTGCCCCGCCTTGCCGAATAGCTGCACCTCGATAGCCGCGCGCTTGGCAGGGTCCTGGATGCTCCCAAGCTTGGCCGCTACGTCGTTGAACACGTCGCCAGTTGCGCGGCTGTTGCCCGCCGTGTCGCGGATAGCAATTCCCAGCTCGCCAAACACCTTTGCGCCCGTGCCGATGTTGCGCGTCAACCGCGCCAGGCCCGCTTCCAGTTCCTGTTGCGATACGCCCGTTTGCGTCGCCGCGTAGGTCAATTCCTGATAGGCGGTCGTGGCCACGCCAAGCTGTTGCGCAGTCTCACCAATCGCCGACGCATAGTCCAAAGCGTTCTTGATGCCCGTCGCCGCGAACCCGACAGCCGCAATCGCCAGAAAGCCGTTGACCGCAGACTTGGCCGCAGTCAGTGACTTGCTAATGTCATTCGACATTTTCTCAGCAGCCGTCGCCGCGCGCTTGCTATTCGCCACAAACTGCGAACTCTCAAGCGTCAGACTGGTGTATAGGGCCGCGACCGCATTAGCCATTGGACTGCCTCTCAAACCATGCCCGCGCGCGTTCAATCGCTACTTGCGGGTCTTCCTTAGGAACGGGAGGCTTCCATACGGGCATGAACTCGGACGGTTCAGCAGCCTCTGACTTGGCCGGTCTGTTGGCATTATACAGCAACGCCATGATGCCCCGCGCGCCGTCATCCGTTCTATGCTGGCCGAAAGGTTCAAGCATGTAATACGCCGCCCATTCTGATAATTCACGCGATGTTAGCGTCAATTCCAATTCTCTAACCGTGCGACCCATTGCCAACGCAAGACGAAACAACAATAACCGCAAGGGCCGCTTGGCTAGTTTTTTGCCAGTTCCTCAATATCCGAAGGACTAATGGCGTTCAACTCCGCAACTGCTTGGTAAACCCTATCCAATGCCGCAGCCGACTTGTTGCCAAGGTTCGCCACGTCCTCTTCGGTAAAGACCTGCTTGCCCTTTTCGTCAATGATGCACGCCGCCGCATACCGCGCGCGCACGTTGTCAACCGTAGTGCCAGCGTCACGCGCCGCCAACGCCGCGAACTCCAAAGCATCACGGTCGCGCGCGCTCATCGTCCGAACGCGCACGCTACCGCCCCACTCGGGAACGTCAACGTCGCGCGTAGGGGTGTCATTTGCCGCGAAAATCTGGTCGCGTGTCAGCATGGCTATGCCTTCACAATCGCGCCAGATACCTTGATAACGCCGCTCGCCGTGGTGGCAACGTTCGCCCCGCCGACTTCGATCTTGAACTCTTTGACGTAACCGTTAAAGGTGTAGACGACATCTGTGGCGCCGGGGAATGTGATTTCAAACCCGTGCAAAATCTGGTCGCCATTGTAAGCCTCAAACGCCGTCTGCGATGCTACCCAAGGCGCGCTGCCCGCCGTAGCCTTTCGGAGGTTCACGTCAAAGGTAACGTCGCCGCCGTCGCCGAGGCCGGTGATGTATTCCTTGGCCGTGCTATCCAGCGCCGTCACCTCGATATCGTCCGAAGTCAGCGTCGGCACGTCGCATCGCGTCACGCCAGCAAGCGTGGTGTAGACCGCCGGTGCGCCGACCGTGTTAAAGCCGAGCGTTACGCCGGAACCTGTAAACTCATTCGCCATTTCTTGTCTCCATCCTACTCGTTGTGCATGATGTTAAAATCAAGCGACGCCGTGAAGTAAAAGCTATCGCCGATTTGCTCGTAAAAGTCACGGCTATTCAATAAGCCGGTATCAGCAACACTCTGCGCCGCGTCTTGCCAATTAGTCAACCGCGCGCGCACCGCCTCTGCCAAGTCCCGCGCACCGTCATAACTTGCCGCGATGCAATCAACCTGCACCCGAGTTTCGGCAAGCCCTTCAATGCCCGCCAAGTCACGGTCGGCAATCCGGCTAATGCGCTGCCACCTAATCCACGGCGGGGGCGCGTTCTTGGGCGCGCGAACCGGATAGATTGCAGTCCCGACAATAGCCGTGATGGCCGTGCCGCTAGACAGCCGTGAGAAGAGCGCGTCATCAATCATGCGCTGCGCCCCGTTGCATTGACCGCGCGGCCCTTCTTGACCTTGCGTGCCACCTTCTCAATACCAGACTTCAACTCGCTGATTTGCACGTCAATGGCTTGGTCTTTGAACGCATCGAACGCGGGCCGCATGAACGGGCGCGCCTCCATATTCACCGTGCCATATTCGAGAAAGTAGCCCCAAAAGGCGTTTCCGGTGTTGATGGTGAAAACCACCTTGCCCGCCGTTTTGGCACGCGCGCGACGAACTCGGATATTGTCGCGTAAATGCCCGTAGTTGGTGCGCGTCACTACGCCAGCCTTCGACGTGCGCGACCTCACCGAGCCTTGCGGATTATACGGCGCAATCGCAATCATCGCATTGGCAAGCAAACGCGCGGCCTTCCTATCAGCCGCAACGCCAATCTTGGTGGCCACCTCATCGGATAATTCCGCAAGCGCCGCCTTCAATTCCGTTAGCCCCTCGATCTTGACGGGAGCGCCGCGCGTGGCTTGGTTGAACCTCAACGCCATTATGCGGCCCTCGTTACAGCGTAAAGCGTCAACGTGTCGCGCCTGCCGCCCTCTTCAATGCCCGTAATCGTGAAGTCGTCACCCTCGCAAGTCAGCACCATGTTAGTCAGCACGTCATCGCGGAACCGGATCGTAAACCGAACGCCGGTCAACACCTGTTGCGTGCTGCCATCGCCAACGTCGGGAGCCTCACCGCGAACATACCAGCGCGACGCCCAAACCGTTGCGAGCGGGGTCAACGTTTCCGTCACCTCGCCCGACGTGCTTTGAACGACCGTCACAGACTGGATTAGCAGCCGCCGGTCTAGCTTGCCAGGCTTTGCCATTAGCCCAAAACCACCGTGCGATAGGGCCGCGCCAAGTCGTCAACGGCAAGCGCCAGCTCGTTCGTCGTGCTCCCGACAACCACCGCCGCGCGATTGTCATACCAGTGCGCGACTAGCAGCAGCGCCGCCGTCCTGATAGCCTCTGGCACCGCCGCATTGTTCGCATAGCCCGCGCTCACCGTAACCGTCACCGCACCGTCAATGCACTCCGTAGCAGGCCACGTCACCCCATAGGCCGGCTGAAGCACACTCACCCCATGATGCTTGCGAAGCCGGTATTGGTCGCTCGCCAGAACTGTTTCGGTGCCGTCGCTCGCGGTGTAGCTAACCGTGGTAACGCTAACCATAGGCGAGCGGTAAAGCGGTATCCGGTCGGCAAAGGCGTCAAAGCTCAAGACGTGCGAGCTAGTCGCGCACACAATGCCATACGTGTTTAGCAGATAGTCGCTCGCCGCCGTGATAAGCCCACCGATGAGCGTGTCATCGTCGGCGACTTCAACGCGGCACCAAGCCTTAGCTTCAGCCGTTGTGATAGGGGTGTCGGTCATGCGTAACACCCCGCAGCGTCGTTAGTGGCAGCGCGCGGATTGCCCGCGATGTCGTATTTCAGCCCGATTGCCGTGACGATGCCGCGCGCCGGCGATAGCGCGTCTAGCGTGTAATCGCCGCGACCTGTTGCCAGCGCGCCGCCGCTGTTGTTGCTCGCCTGATAGTCGGTGAATAGCGGGTCGTTTCGCACCGTCGTTGACGTGCCGATGATTGAGCCGGGACCGGGGTAGGTCTGCATTTCGCTGGCAAAGTTACCACTGTTGGTGCGGAACATGGTGAAGTTGCCTTGGCACCCGACGCCATGCGAGTAGGCGAACTGGCCTAGGCGCGTGCCGTCAAGCTCGAAAACGTCGCCCTTGGTGTTCAACTGCGAAACGATGCAGCCGGTGTGCCGCGCAAGCTTGTGGAAGCGCGCAACAGGGGCTTCGTCGTAGAAATAGTTTGCGCGATTTACGCCGCCGTAGCCGGTGTCTGTGTTGGCGTAGATAACAGCATGGACGATGTTGCCGAAAACGGGGCTGTCGTTCGCAATGCGCCAACCGGCTGTCGAGCTGGTCGTATGATAGCACTCGATAAGGTTTTGCACCCATGCCACCGCGCCAAGATCGCCACCCGATACAGTGCCAATCCACGAGCCGACGCCCGAACTTGAACTCGGGTTAATCCACTTGTTATTGTAGCTGATGAAAGGCTTTGTCGTGTCTTCGTAGGATATGCCGTCGCCGCGCGTTACCACGCTGCCGACCATAATCCAGCCTTCGATACCGCTGGCGTTCAGGTCGAGCGTCACCCCGCGCACAATGCGGCGCTGGGCATTTGCCGTTTTCCCCATGCTCAAGCGCGTCGTGCTCATCGTGACGCCGAATAGGTAGAGGTGACAGAAACTGAGACTGCTGCTGACGTGGCTGTTTTTCAGGTCAACATTGTGGAAGCGGATTTGCTGCGAGTTGACCGTGCTAATGCCATCCCAATTGAACGCGCCGGTGCGGTTGTAGGTCAGGTCGGTTATCAGCAACGAGCCTTCGGTCAACGGGCTGGCAAGGCCCGTCTGGCCAAGGCGCGGGCGGAACGAAGCCCCATGCGTCAGGATCGCAGCAGCGCGTGCGGTGCCTGGCGCGCGCTCGATAATCAAAGAGCCGCAAGTTTGCGGGCGAGATGCGGTCATGCTCGCGCCGATGTTGACCGTATCGACAATGCGAATCCGGCAACCGTCTGCAATGCTGCCAGTGACAGCGGCATTTGCGCCGACCGTCATTGCAATCATCGCGCCCGATACCGTCAGGAACGGCGTTGCTTCGGCGGTCGCGGCGGTTGTTGACCATACGCCTGTCGCATCGTTGCCGGTGCTGGCGACATAGGCCAGCGGCGGCGAGGCAACGCGGGTCGTGTCTTTATAGAAATAGCGGCGGCTGAACTCGCGGGTAACGCTGCTATCTTCGCTTTTCAGCACAGATGCGGCGGCACCAATCCAAGGGAACACTTCGGCCTCAAGCCAGAACATCTCAACATTGGATAGCCCTGACACGTCAAGCGTGCCGCTGTAGGTTTCCAGCGGGTTCGGTTCTTCGCAGTAGGTTGATACCGTTGTAGTGCTGACAACCTGCCATGCCGTTTGCTTCGTGCCGTCGTTGCCGCGCACACGAACGCAAGCCACCTGCTTGCCCGAACGGAAATTGCGGTGGAAGGCGACTATTTCCCAGAAGACGCTGTCACCAACCAGTAGCCGGTCATTCATCACCCAATTCGCAATCGGAACCGGGCTGACTTCGGTGCTGCTATTCGTCACACCCGAAGCGCTATCGGTCGAGTAGATATAATCTTCCAGCGCGACGCTATCAGCCGTCGGCAATGTTTCGCTAGGGTAGGGTTGCCGAACACGCCGCAGCATCGTCATATCTTCGCTGTAGGTCGTCGTCGCGCCCGCCGTGTCATAGCCTGCGCGGCTGAATGTCTGTGCTACTGGCGAGCCGTCAGGGTCGAACGTCGGCGGGGTGCCACTTGCCCATGTTGCCTGCCAGCCGTCTGCGGCGACTGCGCTGATTAGGGATGACGGAGCGCCGCCACCCCCACCCCCACGGCGAACCGCCGTTGCACCGATGCTAAGGCCAAGCGACAGGTTCACCTAGTAAAGCCCGACAATGCCCGTTGCAGTCGAAGCCGCCGCGATGCGCTTGGCGCGAATGGGGTGATAGCTGCCAGCCGTCGCGGTCACAGTCACCGACGCCGTGTCGTCCACAGCCGTGATAACCAGCGTGCCAGCGCCGCCAACGTAAATGCCCTTGGTGACGTTCGT